TCGTCCAATAATCATCCCGATTAGCACCAGTAAAGCCGCTACCAACATTAACGGATATACCTTTTCCATCATCAATACCTTCACATACCAGGGCACCCAATTTACCTACATTACGACCAGTGCCTTCTTCTACAGCCGTAACAGTTAGCGATACTTCGATAAACGGCTTGAGTTTGAGCCAAGCTGTACTACGTTTACATTCATATGGCGCATCGGGATCCTTAATCATAATACCTTCGTAACCATTATCGATAGCATCACGATTAATCTCTTTAAACAGATTACGACCTGCCTCAGTATCAAGATCTACCAGCTCGTGTTCAAGTACACGAATGTTAGGCAAGTTTTTTTCTTCAAGTTCATGCCAACTTTGCAGTAATCCACTGCGCTCTGTCTGCAACAAATTGCTAAAGCCTTTCTTAAAATCTACCAAAGGCATTATGTCAAACAGATAAAGAATAGCATCCTTACTCTGAACATCGCTCTTACGGTGAACCTGTTTCATAAGATCCTGGAATGAGCTACTCATTACCTCACCATCGAGCACGTAAGGTATGTCAAAGCCTTTGGCTACTTCACTGAGCTGTTCTTTAATGTGAGGAAAATTTACAAGTTCTTTACCGTTGCGGCTATACTGATCAACACGCCCGTCTGGATAAGCAATAGTGATAACACGGACGCCGTCGAGTTTAACTTCGATAAGTTTCTTTCCAGATACTTTCGATTCATGATTAGCACTATCGTGAGCAAGCTGACATTCGAAAGTAGGAATAGCATATTTTTTAACCTTCTTTACAACTTTATTAATAGTTTTTTCGCTAACACCGCAACGCAAATCTTTGATAAGAATGCGTCTATACCAACCATTCCATTCGGAATTAGTTGCTGTATTCATCAGAGCTTCAACGGCACTCCTGGCAACATTGCCTCTAAGCTCACGATTACATAAACGCTGAGCAACACTATTAAAAGCATCCCAAGATAAGCCAAAACCGTCTTCATTTGTTTTCTCCGGTATTTGTTTAAGTCCAAAAGTAATCATAGGATCTAGTGCAAGACGACATCCTGCAAAGAACTCATCGTTACCTTCGTTCATTTGAACTTCTATAATGCCTTCTTTGTTAAGGCGGCTAGGGTGAGTTTCTAGTGCCCAAACAACACTATGACAGGGATCGCTCACGGTGAACTCCTATTAGTTTATCAATGTCTAATTATAACATCAATAAATTAATAGGTCAAGTAATCTGGCGTTTTAAATGGCTTGCCTATTTGGGCATAGGGTAAGTTTCGAATGATTTTCTTTTTCATAGAGCGTATAACTGGATGGTTATGGTTCCAATCAAATGTTTTCATATACTTGTGCCAGCAGGACTTTTTGGCACGTTTGGATAGATTGCTGTCCAAATAGTGTTTGGCTGCGTCAAAATCGTTGCCAAATTTGTCATTTAACTCGCAGGCAATATTAAAGGCAAATGCACCCATTTCGTCTTTGTGACCGTAGTATTCTTGCTCTCGGCGATCTCTAGCATAATATGCTGTGCTTAGGTAGCCCGGAATATCTTTGAAATTTCTAGTTCGATATTGTCGCATATGGACAACTTCGTGCAAGATTGTATCTGCAAACAGTTTGCACATTCTACCCCATCGATGATCTGATAATACTAGTGTAGCATCTTTGGATTTATAGCTGAAGACAATTTCTATCTGCCTATGTTCTTCTTGATCGTAGTCTGCATAGTATGCACCGCCTATGTAAACAATGCCCTTTTCGTGTGTAGAGTCATGATCCATTCGAACTCTAATGGGCAAATAATATTTTAAGTGATCAGAGAGGAGTTTTTGTAGGGCTCGAACGGCTAAACGTTTGCCCACTACAAAGCGTTTTAACTCGTACATCATTGTGTACAAGTTATCTCTGTCCAACAACGACCAATTAAACGGTTTTCTAGACACAGCCTCTCCTATTTTAAATATTTAAGTGCTGTGCCTATTTCTATTATGTACGCACTTTATGAGCGTTTATCTACAATTTCGTCAATCAAACCGTAGTCTAAAGCTTCTTCAGCACTCATAAACTTATCACGTTCCATATCGTGGCTAAACTGTGCAAAAGTTTTACCCTTAGAATTGTGTTTGACATAGATATCAGTTAAAGATTTCTTCATTTTTAAGATTTCTTCAACTTGGATCTGCATGTCTGTAGCTTGTCCGCGAGCACCGCCCGATGGTTGATGAATCATGTGTCGGGCGTTTGGCAGCATTTTTCGCTTGCCTGGGGCTCCTGCTGTGGCAAGGAGACTGCCCATACTGCAAGCCTGGCCCATAACAATGGTGCTAACATCGGGTTTAATAAACTGCATTGTATCGTATATTGCCATTCCCGCAGTAACGACTCCGCCTGGGCTGTTGATAAAGAAGTTGATGTCTTCATTTCCTTGACTTTCTAAAAATAACAACTGTGCAATCAGTAAACTAGCACTATGCTCATTTACATCTGTGTCTAACATTACAATACGATCTTTAAGCAGTCGACTGTAGATGTCATAACTACGTTCTCCTCGAGCTTCTTGCTCGATAACCATGGGTACAAGATTAGGCATTTTTATCCTTTAGTGTAAAATCAAACATTTTGTAATAATCAAACGGGTAATCAACTTTAGCGATATGTGTTTCGAATGTAGTAGTTGATTGTGTCAATACTACGTTTTCAAAAAATTTACGCAAGAGATTACCTTCCTCTAGCTGTATATTATACACAAATCTATTGTCATCTGCAAACCAGTAAAATATAAATTGTTTTCTGTTAACCCACCGTTTAGTACTGTGAATAAAGACCATTTGTCTAGTAAATTTATTCAAGTTTGGGCGAACATCTGGACAGTCCGTGACAAGATAGTTTTTAGCAATTGAGTCCATTACTTGATCTTCTGCATAAAAATAGGGCAGTGATACAATCATGCCTGCTTCTTTGCGAGATAAAACAGTCTTTGGATGTGCAAGATAGCTCATCAAATGAGTTCTATAGTCACTGAGTTTTGTGTCTTTAAGACTAGTCCACATTAATTTTTTACTGTAATAGTCCTTAATATCTTCAGCTTCGTTAAAGTCATCGCCCATTAGTCTAGCTTTGACTTCAGGACTTTCTAATCGAAACCACTGATTAGGATTTTCTTCTCGAATCTTTTTAAGACGCACACTCAATACTAGAGGATTAACATCGAGCTTAATAGGATCTTCTCGATATTCATTTTTAAAAAGATTATCAATAGTGTCAATGTGTTGACGATTCATTATCTGAGATATGATCGAGGTAGTCACTCGTGCTCCGTTTGAAATGGTTTGCCATTAGTTAACCCTGCAAGCATTTGAAATTTTTCAAATGCTTTTTTTGCCGCAGGGTTACTATCTAATTCGTCGTCAGGCAAGAAAGTATTAAGCCAGTAGTAAGGCAGTCGCCGAGGATGAGCACCAAACTTGCGAGGTTGGTGTAGTTTACCTGAGTCGTAAAGTTCAATGCTGACACTACGGAAAAGGTCTTCATCCTCGTCTCCATAATTACTCCATTCAGGATTTGCGCCAGCAAACATTCTAATCATACTGCCACGATTACTGCCGCCAGCATAACCTTCCCAGATACCTTGCCATTGCTCGTCGTTATTAGGATCAAAATCTGTGCGAGCAATAATAACAAGCACATCGGCAATATCAACTTTGCCTTCTACAATGTCTCGAACGCAACGGCTGTAACTAAGACCAATTTTCATTTTTGTTCCAGTTTTTCTCTAAGTTCTTGATTTTCTTGTTCTAACTGTTCAACTCTAGTAGCTAACATATGAAAAAGTTCACTCATATTTTTAGCTGTGCTTCTTAGCATTTCTGCAATATTCGGTTCCATTTATATCTCCAGTACAATGTTAGGGTTCCAGCCACTCTCTGGCTCATAGCCTTCATAGCCACGAGGGTTGCAAACGATACGTGTCTCCCCAAGGACATAGTCGAAAGGATGATGTGTATGTCCGTGTGTCCACAATTTAATCTGTGGATGATCCATAATGAACTCGCTCAAGTCACTACTGTAAGCACCATTCATTAAGTGTTCATTAGCATACTGTTCATGAGTTGATAGCTTGCTGGGACTGTGATGTCCAACTACAACAAACTTTCTGTCATGCTGTTCTGCAACCACTGTTCTGATGTATTGTAACATCTTCTTATGACGAATGCAAGTGTCTGCGGGCTTGAGTCTAGTGTAGCCTTCATTCTCTTTGAGAATTACACGGAAGTCACTCATCATGTCTCGAACGGCATGCAGAGTCAAAGGATCGCCTTTGTTCATGTCAGTCCAAAGTGTCCCACCGATAAAGGTAACATCATCAATGGTCTTAGACTCTTGCTCTAAGAAGTAGACGTTGGGAAACTTAGCGCACTCGTCATGCAGAACTTTTAGTGTGCGTTCCCATTTGCCGTGATAGAACTCATGATTGCCTGCAACGTAGACCACATGCGGGAACTGAAAGCTTACACGCTTTAAGAAGTCACGGAACACTTGAACACGCTGTTGCTTACGTCCGAGATCCGCTAGATTTACATTTGAATACATGTTGTAGCTGGTTTCAGGATGATCGTAGAGTTCTTCAGCGATCATAATGTCGCCGGAGAGAATTAGGACATCGCAGCCTTCATCGTTTTTAATATTAACGTCAGAGAACTCTAAATGTAGATCACTGACTAATTTGATTTTCATATTCTTTGTTTCGTTGTTGACGCTCTGCTTCGTGATGATCACACAGAGTCTTAATCCACCCACTATCTCGGCTCTTACCGGGGGCACCACATTCTTCACAAGTATGTTCAGCCCATGCTTCAGCCATACGAACCATACCAGATACTTCGTCGTCGCCACCATCATAGTAGAAACGTAGTCCACCAAACTTTTCTTTCATCTGTCTAACAGTTACATCAGGGCAACCGTTACCTTGTTTGTATTTTTCAAGTTTTTGTATTTTTCAATTTGATTTTGCTTCCATTCAACATGATGATGAATTTGTCTACTAAGTGTTTCGATAATAGGCCACCAACCTGGTCCTACGCAAAATCCTCCATAGGGCTCTTGAAATAGTTTAGGATAGGCTTTTTCCATTTTTTCAGCAAATGCATCATATTCTTCGGTGTACATTACTTTCCATCCTTAATAGTTTTAAGTAGTTCTTCACGCTCACGCTTCCAATTATTCCATTGCCACTTAGTCAAGGTACTGAGTATCATAATTACTGCAATGGTGATACCAGTAACAAATACAGTACCTTTGTTTTCAAAGTCAAAGCTAACCATGAAGCAGGCTGCAAACCAAAGATAGTCGTGCCATTTCCATTGACGGACCTGCCATTTAAGGAAACTTAAAATTTCTTTTAGACGATTCATTGTGCAATCTTTACGTAATTAAGTCTAGTAGTAGACTTTTTGGTTAACCAGTTATGACTGTGTTCTTTGACTTTGCCTTTAACAAGGACAGCTGGTCCAATTTTAATTTCAAATTTGCTAAACCAGCTGGTTAGTTTATTATCTATAATAGCATCAACATTGAAAGCATCAAAGTTTTTTGAACGGATGCATTGTACAATTTCGCAGTCTCGATCAGTAATCCATTTATCTACATCTGCAACATACCCTTCATCTAAGCCACGAATACGTTTTTCAAAACTGTTTCGAGATGAGTCTTTAAGATAAACGCTAGGCAAGCAGGCAATGTAGCCAATCTTGTTAGCAGGTACTTCTGCTTCGTTAAGCAAGGCATTGACTTCGGTTTGAAATTCGTTGTCGCCCTTAATAGCCGAAAACATCAGTCTACGAAAATACTTTTGAATTTCGTCTGCCTGTTCTTTATCGCAGTCCTCAACAAATATATCTTGAGGTGCAAATTCTTGCGCTATTCCTGCACGATCGATACCTAACGCCCAACGGACAAGTCCTTTGTTAGTGTGTTTGACAAAAAGGAACTTGCCTTCGTTGTCAAAGACACTTTGATTTTCCTTAAGGTATTCTTTGTTAGTTCGTTGTGCCGCGCAGGCAAGTTCAAGTACACGACGGGTAGGAAAAGTTTGGCTCATGTCGCTCTCTAACTGTGTTATGATAGCGTTATTTTACATGAAAATTTGTTCTTTGTCAATAGCATCTAGATGCTTATATACCTTTTTGGATAACTTTTTGGTTGTATCATTAATGCCAAAGTGTTCAACATAGGCTTTTAAATTTGGACTAACATAACCATTATCCACACGCATTTTAGCCAAAATGCGTATTCTAGTTAGGTATTTTTTGGCTCTTTCTTTGTGCATAAATCTTAGCAATTCTATGGCGATACTAAGTGCATAAGCGTCTACTTCATCAGGATCTGTTAGATATTCTTCGTAAGGTGATTGTATATGACTGCTGTATGTCTGATAATTTCTAGAGGCACTTTGTTGTTGATGGCGGTACTCATGTACTGTAGCATCGTAAATCTGTATAAGAAAGTCGGTCAATTGGCTACTGGTAAACACGCTAACATCGTCGAAGTTATGGTGTATGATAACTTCGATAGGAGTATCATTATTAAAGTCGTCTTCTGCATCGTAATACGCATTAACATAGAACTCAAAAGACTCTAGATATTTGTCTTTTTTAGTTTTGATTGTAAGGTCAAAGTTCTGTTGTTTAAACAGAGGCCTCATAGAAGTTATAAGTTTTTTGAATGTAATACCCGTTCGATTAATTTCTCGAACGTTCTTGCAGACAAAATTTACACGTTCGAGTATGGTGTTCATATTACATCCTATAAGTTATTCTGCCCTTTGTGAGGTCATACGGGCTAATTTCTATTTTAACCTTATCGCCTAGAATCACTTTAATTTTGTTTTGTTTAAGTCTACCGCCCATATAACACAGTACTATACTTGCTGTGTTATCAACCCTAACCCTAAATGTAGAGTTAGGAAGTACTTCGTCTACTTTGCCCGTAAGTTCAATTAACTCTGAATTTTTAGCCATTATATCCTTTGCAATACGATTGCGCCATTTTCAAGTTTAACATCAATAGAATCACCTTCTTTCCATCCTAATTCTTTAATAAGGTCCGGAGGAAACTTCATAATAACATTATCCGGATCTCCGGGTATATCTTCAAAGATTTCTTCAGCTAGGTATGTTCTTTCCATCACTATCTCCTGGTCCTATTTTGTAGTTATCATTTTCTACTTCGGGTGTGCTTACTTCAATGATCATAGCTTCAGGACTCATAGCTATAAGTTGATGCGGAGTTAAAGGAGGCATAGTATGTGTGTCGCCTTCTTTAAGAGTTAACTGTTTAAGTTCTGCAGTTTTAATATCAATGTATCTCAATTGAAAAACACCCGCATTAATAAACCAGCTTTTCTCGCGTTCTTTATGAAAATGCATACTAGTTTTTGCTCCGGGATTATTGAATATTAGTAACTTACCGCAGTACTTGTCTTTGTTAGCCCATGCTATTTCAAATCCCCAACCGTGATCTTTTTTACCTTCAATTCTATTCATTGTTATCCTTTACTACTAACCAGCCTAATTTATACAGGTCATTTTCAATTTCTTCAGTAACTACACTTTCGGGAGCATAGTTACGACCGCCTGCTAGTTTGTTTTCTTTTTCATCATCGTAGTCGTTTCGAATACCGCTACAATACCAGTCGATGTAGTCACCTTCTTGACGCATGTGAGCAACAATTCCACCAGCGTAGCGCCATGAACATGACCATTTTTGGTCTTTGAGAATAGGCCACATTTCACGTTTGATAAAATCATTGTTACACATTGCGGCATACAAGTTTTGAGCATAGAGTTCGTCTGCTCTAACTTTCTCCAAAATCCAATCGGTAGTACGTAAGTCTGCTTCGAGATTGTATTCATACCATTTTGGATCTGCTTCTTTTTGCTCTTCGTTGGCATCCCAAGATTCATAGTACTCTTGCATAGCACGAGTGTCTTCATCGTTTTCCGGAGTTTTACCTTTCTCAGCTTGTCTCTGGAGATAATTTTCCTTTTGAAATGTATTCCGTTGGGGGCTTTTTGAAATAGTCATAAGTTAATTATATAGTCTATTTGGTGTAAAGTCAATAAGTTTGATAATCCTTAATTTTAGGCATAAATAATATAAAAGGACCGCAAACATGTATGCAATCGTTACTAAATGGACTCCACTAGCAGCTCAGGTAAAGTATTTAAATTTTGAACAATTAGAAAATATTCTGTTTCATAACAACATTGACCCCACATCTAGTGCTCCGTACATAGCACCGGATTTATTTGATAGAGAAATATATGCAGATTATTTTAGTAGTGTAATAGCTTATAAAACTTTTTTTGAAGCTAAAGCTACACCAGTTTTATTTTATTCTACTAGAACTAATACTACAACAGCTGAGGTGATTTCAATGCAAGTATTTGCATCTAAAGATACACATGATAGTATTATTGGTAGTCCGGAGCATGATAAACTTCTAGAGACAAGATTAGCCTTTTGTAACAAAGCTGCAATAACCTGTGAAATTAGAAAAAAAGAACTTACTGATTTAGACATTAGTACAATACCCGAAGACTTTGAAGGATTAGAGGCAATTTTTAATTCAATGCAGTAAATGAAACCTATTGTTGTTTCTTATCCTAGAACTGGCAGTAAGATAATCACAGACATTGTTTATAATTATAGTAGACAATATTTCAAGTCAGAAGGATGTCTACAAGAATTCTTATTGACAGGGTGGTATCGGCAAGATAATTTTCGATTTGAAAATAATAAAATTTTAGGTGAATACACAAATTTACCAAAGAATCTGTGGACAACATCATCTCAAAAAAAAACAGCAGATGAAACTTTAAAAGAAAGAATTTCATGGTTGTCTCAAAACCCTAATTATGTTTTTAAGTTAATGGTCAACCCACGGGTTCCGGAGTTAGTATATAATTACTGTTTGAATAATTTTGATTGTATCTTCTTAGAGAGAAAAGATAATTTGAGATCTTTTTTGAGTTTTTTGTTTTTATCCGAAACAAAGCATCATTATGAAATCGGATCTTTAGCATTAAAGAAAGAAAATACAAAGATACAATTTCATGAGAATCTAGCAAACACTTGGATATGGGATTATAATAAATTTCAAAAATTAAAAGATAATTGTAAATCTATAGTATATGAAGACTTGCTAATAAATGGTAACATATCTGAAGACCTTACTTTACAGCACTTAGGGTGGAATGTAGACAGTAATTTTGTTCCGTTACAATATTCAACAATTGCTACTCCTTACGAAGACAATCTATTAGAATATTTTGTTAACCCTAATCAAGTTATAGATTATATTAAAAGATATAATGATATTTTTAAATCAACAATGTTCTAAGTTTCTCTTCGTCTACTAACAATTCGTCATAGCTTTGATTGTATAAGATTATGATTGCAGATGTACTTTGATAAGTTTGAGACGAAATTGGCAATAGTTCCCATGGATAAACATGTTTAAATACTTGAACTACTGATGATATCAATTCAATAGCTTTCCATGGCACATCACTGTAATTGCGTAATCTGTCATTACAGAAATAAATTCTAGAAATGTATCCGTTATTTTGATATTCTTGTAGTTCACCAGTGAATAGATCTTTCCTAGTAAAACTATTTAGGGTTAGTGATACTTGATTATTAACACCAAAGCATTTATAAAGTCCTGCAAAGCTCATATGACCATTTAAGCGAAAATTTATTTCAACACAAAAAAACTCGTCTCCGTTGTGTTTAATCTCAATATGGCATGGGCCGTGTTTATGTTCAACGCTATTGAGCCATAAAACACATTTATCATAAAGTTCTTTAATTAGATCTTGATTATCTTTATAAGAAAGTAGTTCAACTTTATTTTTCCATATTTTTTGATTATTGTTTCTAATATATTTCCAAGCAGCACATAGTTTATGTTTGCCATTTGAACTAACAATATCAACAGCATATTCCTCACCGTTAAAATATTTAGATATAAAATAATCATCTTTGTCTTCAATCTCTGCGTCAGTGACATAATTTACATTAAGACAGCCAGAGCTTAATTCAACCGGAGCAGGTTTTACTATCGACGGACCATGTTTTTTTACAAAGCTAGAGAAATTCTTGTTGTCTGAAATTTGATTTAAATGCTGATATAACTGATATTTGTTATTTTTGATTTTTGAAAAAGCAATATTATTTTTTTGTGGTAAGTTAAAGTAGTCATCAATTTGTTCTTTTAAGACCTGCGAGCTATCTGTGCAAGAAAAACAAAATAAGGTTTTATCGATAAACGGCAAAAGATCATATTTTAATTTTTCAAAATCTTTAAAGATAAATGATTTGAAGAAATATGCAGACACTACTGCTGAAAACTGTTCTTCAAAGATCTCTGCGCTACTAAAAATATGTATTGGTGCAATTTTATATTCGTTGCAAAGATACGCTAAAGAATTATGCGATCTAAAGCTATCTATAATTATACAATATCTTGCGTTTGAATCCATCTTGTTATACTTTCACCGAGTGGTATTCTGATAGTGCCGTTTGGTCGTTTGTAAAAGTTGTAACTTTCGTCTTGAGTGGTGGCCAGCAATGCACTTTGACTAGGAGTAAACTCTTCAAAATATTTACAAAATTCTAGTTGATGAGTTTTTAATTTAGAAGCCAGAGTCTCTATATTAATCTCTTTACATACATTTGCTATTAAATTAAATGGGTGTAGTCCAACATACCCAAAGGTCTTTTGTAACACATCTAAAGTTTGAATACATTTCTTACTTAAGATAAGACCGCAACGTAGTGCAGGAAGCCCTAAGTTTTTGCTAAAGCCCAGTAACAATATTTCTGTATTAGGCGGTACAGGGATCTTATCTAAACAAGTTCCTATGTATGCGCCATCTAAAATATGTACATCACTAGGCCATACGTTCGAATGAACAGCGCCGTCTATAGTGCTCGGGTTGGTATCATAGCTTATCTGACATCCGGTATGAGCAGTAACTTCGCTGGCACTTTTTATAGTTTTAAGCCAAAAGTAATCACCTAATAACATTTTTATATCAACGTTCTTAAAATGAATAGACATATATTCTAATGCCTGAGTAATCCCGTTATTCATAAAATACATATAAGGGAATTGGTCAACGTCAACAAGCGGCCTATACCATGTTCTGAACGTATCTTCAAGTTGATCCGCATTTAATAATTGATCGACTTCGTAGTATTTGAAATTTTGTTTTGCTAGTTCAACAACTTCAGGTAACTGTATAGGAGTTACTTTAGGAAACGGTAGACGTCCTTGTTGATCTAAAAACGTTATGGTCATTTATTATCCCACAGCACTGCGTAGTCTTTATACTTTTCAGCAGACTTAACTATAAGACTTTCTATTTTTTCCTGCATCTCTTTTCTTTTGCCAAATTTGCCTGTAACAATTGTGGCAATTCTTGTACCAGTTGGATCAGCAGTATATGTAGCATGTACAGATCTTACATTATTCAAAAAGAAACTTTGTGTTGTAGATAGTAACTTACATTCGATAATTTCATCTTGTAAGTATTCTTTCTCGTCAATAGGCAACGAAAAATTATTTCTCTCAACATAATCTATCTTTGTTCTTCTCATTAATAATTTATTTGTTTCGGGATTATCAAATGCAAAATAATGTCTTAGTCCGTACCATTCTGGATCATTATGCCAAAATCCTAAACCTGTATGCCCATGTTTAATAGGAAGAAATATTATAAGCCCAATGTCATCAATTGATAAATTAAAACTTTCATACAAATGCCTAGACAATTCTGGAAATTCTTGATCAAAATTTCCTAAC